TGGTGATGTTGGTGTTGGTTTGCCCTAATAGGCGTGAAGGCCCCCTGGCCTCGTTGTGATGTATGGGATTCGCTTCTCTGAGCCGACTGTTCATCTCTTAGAACGCCCTGGCCACTGTTAGCGTGCGCGCTCTCCTGCGTCCTAGTGGGGGTTAACCGGGTTCCTCCCGGGGCCTCACCAATAGGGAAAGGATTGCTCGTACACCAAAAGGACGCTTGCCCGTGCAGTCTGTTGACACTCCGGAACTCGTCTTCCTTGGTACTAGAATAAAAGTTTTGGGCAATAAAGCTAAGAAACCCCATGGATAGTTTGTAGCCTAGTAGGTTGGGTGGTGGGTAGCAGTTACGCTAAACCTGCAAGTTGTGCCATGGTGCGTGTTCTCTTGTCAGAAGAACCATACCACGGCGCCATCCATCCCATCACTGCACTTGGGTCATCAGTTTGGTCGCATTTACTGATGCACTCTGCAGCAAGTACCTGTTCGGCCGGCGTTACTCCAAACGCCCTTAGATAGGATCCTCGGGCCACCTCTGTCACTTCATCGGTGGCCTCGGTAACAACGTTCATATCGGACATGCCCTTGCCTGACTGCCAGGCCAAACCCTGACCAGTCCATGCATTCGTCTGCCAGCTGTAGGGCTTTACGGGCGTCCCATTACGAAGTTTCTTATAGAACTCTCCATGAATTGGGATGTCCGCATACATCATGCTTCCGGCTATTCCAATCTGGTTCATGCGCTCCAACACGTTCTGCTCATCACAAATGAAGTGGGTGTCCTTAACCAGTGAATCAAGGTTTCTAACCATGATCCATCTATCGACTTCCTCTCCAATGCGAAACCGTGTGTCTACGCGCTTGTGTCCAGTATTTACCGGGTGCGTTTGGCAGAATTCAATTTCTTCTATCGCCTCTGCGTAGCCCTCAAACTTAATGCTGAATCCCCTGTCAAGACTGTATGCCGCCAGCGAAGCTCTGATCTCTTCAACTGTTGTCGGTTCATAGCCTTGGAAGAACCCATGCAAAAGGGCTGTCGCAATGAAATTGTTGCCAAGTGATGTGTTCATGTCTCCTGAACGCCGACGTCCTCTAATGTTCTTGACGTCGACACGGTAGGTGTCCCATGTTTGTTCACACTTGAAAAAGCTTTGAATTGAGTACTCACGCTGCCTTTTGAGTAACTTCTGCAATTCCTTAACCTGTTCTTCTGGTGCATCTTTGTAGATGGACATGTAAAGACTGTGTTCGAAGAGTAGTGTGTCATAGTGCACATGTTGATCAAATCGTTCTGCATCCACCACCATGGCGCATACCTTTGATTTGGTCATCATTAGGCCTGTGTCTGAACATCGTTCGGTGACCAAGACGCGCATGATCGCAACGTTATCATCACCTTGATTGATCAGAGCCACATGCTTGTTGCCCAATTCTACCTCTTCCCACGCATAGACGATTAGCGTGGCCACTTCCTCCGCGTTGTAATTCTTCATAATGGTCTTCAGTCGACCCGAGGGGTCCCAAACTAAGTCGATCGCTGCGTATATTTTCTTTTCAGCCGAAGAAATATATTTACCCAACAGAAGATTATAGATTGGGTTGCAGAATTGGATGATCCTAGGCGTGATGAAAGCTTTGAGCTTCATCTTTTCAGCTTTTACCATAGCCTGCGGGTTGCTGTCAGAGAGAAGCAGCCCCCGTTGCTCGTATTCAGCCTTTGCCGTGGAATAGCGGTTCTTGAGTTTATTGTTACGCCTCGTGTCAATGAACTCCTGCTGTGTCCAGGCAGAGTGGATTCCTACAAGCTCGCTTACCATAACTCTGTAGTACTTGCTGCACTTCCAGATGCCTGGTTTAGGCTTGGGCGGTTCCTTAAGCTGGGGAAGCCGTGTAAGCGGATCGATGATGACTTTGCCGTTTGCATCCTTACACGGAGTGAAAATCAGGCGCTCGACTAGGCCTGACAAGCCTGATTGCAGGCTGTTGCTAAAAATACAATAATCTACACCGTTCGATGGGGCCAGACCGTTGGCCTCATGGAACGCCCTATATTTAAATGGCTTCACCTTCGCGCTACTAGCCTTGGTAACTTTGAAATAGCCTTGAGTGTGAAGAGAAGAGTTAACGTAATCTCGATTCACAGTGCCATTTCCACAGGCATTAACGCACCATCATTGGCCAGCGCCGAACTGGATCCCAGCATGTGTCCTTGCTCGCTCGTTGCAGTGATTGAGTTGCGCTGCAGAAGGGAGTGTGAACTGACGGCAATGTCTAATGCATGCTGGCCCGAGCCATGAATACACTTGACAGCCGATGGGGTGGCTGGAGAGACCCAGTCTTGCGAAGACCTTTTGTACCTCTCTGGTGATGATGAGGTCAATATTCTGACCTGAAACATGTACCTGGCGTTGACTGCCTAGACTGCCGGTCGGTGAAAACACCTGGTCCCGGACGACCTTCAGAAGCTGCCGTATTGGCTCAGATTCGTTGAGTTGTCGATCATAGTGGACCAACCTTGTCTCCTCAAACGAAACTGGAGCTAGCAACTCCTCAAACATTGTCATCCGCAGCAACTCATCTTTCTCGTCGTGGATTGCAGTGATTGCACGTTTTCCCAATACTGGGAGAACTACCCATAACGGGAACAAGAAGTTCCTAGCGTTGCTGATGAACCGTAGAACTGACGCTGTTATACCCTGCCCGTGCTTTCTTATTAGTGCTCTTTGCACCTCCGTGGAGGGGTTGAACACTTCGATCGCAAGGTCAATGTACGAGGGCAAACAAGGTCCCGTGGTGAAGTAAGCACTCCACGTGTTGTCCGCTGGTTCATGGAAGATGTCTTCCCAGACTGCATTCTGGTACTTTTCCTGTGGCGTGAAGTCCGTGGGTAGGGGGTCCACGGTACGAAGCGAGCGCACGAATTCGTCGGCATGGAAATCGGCGCCCCATTTGATGATCTCTGCTTTGATCCTTTGATCTTCCTCTCGCTGGCTCTTAGTCTCCAACTCTTTTAGGAGTGCCTCTTCGGTGGGCTTAGACTTCTCAAGGGCTTCCTTGATTCTCGTCTTATACCTCAGAGTTTTGCTCCTATAGCCATGCAGAACCTTGATCTCACACTTGAGAGCAGGGTCGTTGGTCTTAGGGTCGATCAGGGTCAAATCTGCACTGAACTGATCTATCTTGTCTTCTACAAGCTCAAGAAGTGTCTCCAGTTCACTTGGTGATAACCCGTTAATGTCACTTGGGAAGACACTAGCTGGACAATGTTGACGCCAACCAGTTTCCTCTTGCATGACGGGCAAGCATGGTGCAGGTTCAAGTGCATCAGATGCAGGGAACCCCCATCCACTATGATGCTCAGGTGGGGGTTGTAGACCTGGTACTACCGGTGGAAAGGACCCAAACCGCAAGGGCCCTATCCCGAAATCCGGCATTCTTTGGTACGATGAGTCCGAAAGCACACTTTGGTCGGCATCCAATTCAAGTGCTTCTTGCTCCTCACACTCGAGCTTGTAAGCTGTTTCGATAACCTCAACACTAACATCACAGTACTGAGGTATTGCCATCTTACTAATTGCTCTTTCGAAGGTGTACTCATCAGGGTTAGATACCCAGTCTGATTCCTCTTCGACGGTGTGACGGATGTGAACTCTCCGATCTTGGGCTAGCTTCGGCTTCGAGCATTTGATGATTTTTGCTTGACGCCGAGGCTTACATAGGCATTGCAGAAAGCGTGGGACCACAGTAAATGCGAACCAGCTGGACGTCCTCTGTGCCACTACCGCGACCACGATAGCACTGACAATCCAGAAATTGCTTTCCACACGAGCGAGAGTACTTCGCGAGCCCGGAGTCACTCCAGGCGGGAAGATTATTCTCGAAGGAGGGAGAAATGCCGCTGGGGCACTGCCAAAGCCATACACATTAACTAAAGCCCATTCCATTGTGTGTGGCTGCCCAAGTTAGGGGGATAACGACTACCACAGTCGCCCAACCCCTATCGCTGCTTCCCTCTGCAGCTGGTTGTCCTAAGGCAGCACTCGTATATGTGTGCTACTTTTGGAAAACAGGGTCTTTCCCTCTTGTCACCCGTGCACAGCTCCCTACGGAGCTTCTGCTGGGTTTGCAGCCTGATTCCACTTGCGCCGAGGCCTTAAGTGTGGAGAGAAGCGACGAATCGTAATCTCTAATCCACAGTGCCATTGAACAGTAAAGGAAACACTCACTCTACC